GTTACTGTTGATCGATACATTAGTGATTGGGGATCTACAATGCATAAAATCAAACTAAAAAAACAAAGAGATTATAAAATTTCACAACTTGAAGGTTATAGGGAAGACGATGAATGGAATATTGAAAATAATGATGATGAATCTGAAAGAACTGAAGCGTTATATGAATTCTTAGTTGAAGAAGGTATTCCTGAAGAATATGAAGACGACGATGGAAATGAAATAGAAGAAGATAAATATTTTATTTATCCAAATGGTACTGGAAGTCACGGTATTGGGAAACAATATGAATGGTTAGGTGGAGGAACTTTATCTCCAGACACATATGATGTTTATACTCAAGATGAGTTAGATGTTGCGGCTAAAAGATATGTTGAAAATGCGGTTGATGACATGGGTTATGAGGCATTTACAAGTTGGGTATGGGATCAAGCGCTTAATAAAGGAGAGTGGCAAAGTTGGTTAGAAGATTTTTTTGAAGATATAGTTAGAGATGATCCTGAAAATTATGATATAGGACTTGAATTATCTACAAATCAACAACATCAAGTTAATCAATTAACAAAAACTATAGAAAATCTAAATAATAGATTAGAAAAAGAGGAATTGTCTGACGAAGAATTCGAAAAAATTGAAGGAAAAATAGAAGGGTTAGAAGAGACAATAGAAGACATCAAAGAAGATCCACAAGGTGGTTATGATGAAAGCTCCATAGAGAATGAAATCAATGATAGAGTTAGTGAATATATTGATGATATTGATGATTTTATTAAACATTACGGTTATGAACAAAATTTCATAATGGATTTTGTTGATTTAGATGAGGTTACGGATATTGTCGTAAATAGTGATGGATATGGTAATCTATTAAACTCTTATGACGGAGAAATGTTTGAAACACAGGTAAATGGTGATTGGTATTATGTAATGAGAGCGAGTTAGGTCTTTATTTGTTCATCTTTTTGTATTACTTTTTAACACAGAGATGGCAAGAAGAAAAAAAATAGAGTTTTTATTAAATACCGATTGGATGTTTGAAAAGCCAATTGATCGAGAATACAAAGAATACAAATTACTTTCATATTTTCAAAAGATGGGAGAAAAACTCGACAAGTTAGAGTTATATCCCGGTTTTATTGAATTATCATTACATTTAATGAATGTTCAAGCATTGATGAAAGATCAAAAAATCCTTTATATCGATAAGAAATTAAATAGTATCGATGATGAAATTCTTGTTAGAGATTTAAAAATCAAAGATATTCCCGCCATGTCAAATGAAGAAATTAAAGAATTCAAAGACATTCTTATGTATTCAGCACCAAGAATTATGGAATATTTTAATATTGCAAAATCTGTTTGGACGATTGTTTTTGATTCTTTGGATATGAAAATTAAAAAAAACAAGAAAAATTTATTACACCCAAAAGGATATTTTTATTATATTAATAATGATAAAAAATATTATGTTTGGGAATATATGGTAAAAAAACAAACAAAATCTAATCCACAACAAATGACAAAAATTAATTTAATTTATTGTGATTATTTAAACGATTTGACAATACCAAAAATAATATCTAATTTATCGACATTTGAAATTGAAGATAAAAAAATAAGTCCAATTTTTCATATGTCATCAACGGGAACATTTCCTGTGGAAGAAACACTTTTACCGATGTTTAAAAGAAGAATATCTGGTTATCTTTCACAAGAAAAAAGTTTTGAAAAGAACAACAACGAATTGAAATGAGTTTTAGTAAAAGACTTTTAAAGAAAGAAAATATTTTAATGAATTTGGAAAATATAGTTCAATACCTAAACGCCGACGCAATAATTTGTAATGACGAATTTTCAAAAAAGGTATATGATTTTTATAATCAAGGAAAAACAAAAGAAGAAATAATAAAATATATAACAGAAAATAAATGAAAATTAAACTCGAATACGTATGGTTAGACGGGTATGCACCTGAGCCAAACCTGAGAAGTAAAACTAAAATAGTTTATTACGACTCAATCAAAAATGCATTTCTCGACGGAAAATTTCCTATGTGGAATTTTGATGGATCTTCAACGAAACAAGCAAACACCGGAAATTCAGATTGTTTGTTAAAACCTGTGGCACATTATATTAAAGATATTCATTCGACCATTTATGTTCTATGTGAGGTGTTAAATCCTGATGGAACGCCACATCAAACAAATACAAGATCTTTGATTGATAAAAATTATGATGATCTATGGTTAGGGTTTGAACAAGAATATTTTATTTACGATAGAAAAAAGAAATGTGTTTTGGGTCACGATGAAAACAACTTAAAACCACAGGGTGAATATTATTGTGGTGTTGGTCATAATGTTGTTGGTCGTGAGTTTGTTGAAGAACATATGAATATGTGTTTGAGTTATGGTATTGATATAACAGGAATAAATGCCGAGGTTGCGTTAGGTCAATGGGAATATCAAGTATTATCTCAAGGTAAATTACAAGGTGGTGACGATCTTTGGATGACAAGATATTTCTTATTTAAGATTTCAGAGAAATACAATTATGAAATAGAACTTAACCCAAAACCATTAACACACGGAGAATGGAATGGATCGGGTCTTCACACAAACTTTTCAACAGATATGATGAGATATTATGGAAATGAAAAGTATTTTATGGAACTATTCAACACACTCGAAACAAGACACAAAGATCATATTAAATCATACGGATCAAACAATCACTTACGACTAACTGGTGAATATGAAACACAATCAATTGATAAGTTCAGTTGGGGTATATCAGATAGAGGAGCATCAATTCGTGTTCCACAGGACACCGCAAAAGAATGGAAAGGATATGTTGAAGATAGAAGACCAGGTTCAAATGCAGATCCATACAAAATCATTTGTGAGATAGTAAAATCTATAAAAATCACAGATGACAGATATAATGTTGAAAATACTTCAAATGAAGATACGAATAAATCTCTGTGGACAGAAAATGAACCACATTTTTTTAGAATAAAAGAATAATGGTTAATTTAAAAACATTGATCATTGGAATATTTTTTGGGTTTTTGGCTCAAATAAGCACATTTTTTCAACTTCAAGGATCATTAAAATATGAATGGATTAAAAATCATTATTGGTTAACGGTATTGATGGGTATTCCAATATCTATGTTGTTTATGTATTCAGTGAAGAATATGATAATTGCATACAATGGTCAAATGTGGCCGTCAAGGTTAATAGGGTTTAGTATTGGGGCGGTTGTTTTTACTTGGTTAAGTTGGTTGATTTTTAAAGAACCCTTAACATTAAAAACAATAGTTTGTTTGATTTTAGCAATAGGAATTTTAATAATACAATTATTTTGGAAATAAAAATGGAAAATAAAGAACATGTAAATCACCCAAGTCATTACGGAGGAAAAAATAATGAATATGAAGCGATCAAAGTGATTGATGCTTGGGATCTAGGATTTAGTTTAGGAAATACAATAAAATATATTAGTCGTGCAGGAAAAAAAGAAAAAAACAAAGAATTGGAAGATCTACAAAAAGCATCGTGGTATCTCCAACACCACATCGAACAACTCGAAAAAAAAATCAAGTCTGAACAAGGAAATTAATGTTTTTGGTGCCATAACCACAGCAAATGAATTAATGCGTGAAACACTTATCAACTTTACTTGGGGGTTTTTAGGAAACTCTATTGTTGTTTTTGTTTCAAAAGAAATGGATATGTTGGTTTTAATTAACTATATTCTTTATTACATATTGATTTCCTATATTGTAAACAGGAAAAAATATGATACGGTATTGGGTAAGTTTATTGTATTACCGGGATCGGCGGCATTTGGAGCGTTTACAGGGTATAAATTGGCACAACAAATAATAAATATATTATGACAGAAAAAAGAAACATAGAAGAAGTATTACATAAAGTTATCAATGGGGATTGTATTGAAGTTATGAAGACATTACCTGAAGGGACAATTGATTTAATTGTTACATCTCCTCCCTATGGCGTTGGTATTGCTTATGATGTTCATGAAGACGATGTTGAATTTGAAGAATACTTAGTTTTTGCTAAAACCTGGTTGACTGAAGCGTATAATGTTTTAAAAGATGATGGAAGAATTGCCTTGAATATTCCTTACGAAATTAATCGTCAAAAAAAAGGTGGTCGAATATTTTTTGTTTCAGAAATGTGGCAAATTATGAAAGAAATCGGTTTTGGTTTTTTTGGTATTGTTGATTTAGAAGAACAATCACCACATAGAAGTAAGACAACAGCTTGGGGTTCTTGGATGAGTCCTAGTTCACCATACATTTATAACCCGAAGGAGTGTGTTATTTTAGCTTATAAAAAACAACACATCAAAAAAGTTAAGGGTCAACCACAATGGACTGGTGAATTAACTGAAGTTGAAAAAGAAGATGGATCTAAACGAAATAAAATGGTTTATAGTGAGAATGATAAGAAAGA